ATGTTTTCGCTATATGCCGCCAGCGTTGCGCTCTGCCTTTGAAGCTGCTCCTTCGATTTATCCAGCAGGTCGCTAATCATTTTTGTGCCCGCTTTCGCTGCGTCCGCAGTGCCCTCTTCGATTCCTTCGCCAACTCCGGCCGGTATCTCAAATCCAACGTCTTTTTTAAACAAGCGGCTTGGGCTATGAATGTCCGCAGCGTCCGTCATGGCTTTTTTAAGCGTGTTTATAAACGTTGTGGCAGAAGATTTTATTTTCTTCTTATTTACCAGCCCGTCAAGGATCCCCTGCAGCGTGTCAATCCCTATCGTCTTTCCTGCTGCCGGTAATTTGCCAAGCGAATTTGTGACAGTCGTATTGACGGATTTTAACTCTGTTGCGGTGCTTTTCTTTGTTGCCCCGCTCTTTATTCCGGAAATCAGCTTTGCGGTTGCCGCCTCTCCCAATGTTGAAGCCTTGCTTGCAAGGTCTTTCAGAGGCTTTTCAATTGCCGCCGTGAGTTCTTTCGCGGCTTTCTCATATTCAGACTTGTATGTGTTAAGCTGCCCTTGCGCCGTTGTCTTCAACTCCTGGATCTGTTTTTCCGTTTCCGTCCGCATGGATTCCATGTCTTTCACGGCCTGGGAATTGGAAAGGTCCGTTTTCTGCTGCCAGAGATCGTTGTATTCCTTTAATTGTTCGCCCGTCAAAGAATTTAGCGCGTGGAGGGAGGCGGATGCTTCTGGTCCCATTTCCTTCAATTCCTCAAGAAGTTCATCAGACAGGATTTTCTTATTCTGGAGTTCTTCAATTTGGAGCTCCCAGTCAGCGTATCCGGCAACTTGAGTTTTCAGGTTGTAGAGAAGCGTTTCACCGCTGGCTGACGTGCTTTTGAACCGGTCAAATAAATTGAATGACGAATAGATTGATTGCGCACGATCCTTTACGGCGTCCTCGTAGGCATCCGTCAGATCCTTGATATCGCTTGTAAGCTTATCCTGGACTTCCTTGCAGTTATCATAATATTCCTGGTTTAATGACTCCTGCTGCTCCTTGAGGCTTTCCTGAGCTTGAAAATATTTCTGATCTGCTTCTATACGTTCGGCGGTGCCCTTTTTATATTGCTGTCTGGCGATATTCCAGTAATCAACTTCTGCTTTTGCAGACACCTTGTAATAGGTTTTGTACTGCTCTAATCCGGTACCGGACAAACCAAACTGCTTCGCCGCCTCTTTTGCCTGCTTGTCAGCTTTTTTGTTCGCCGCGGTTTCTTTTTTGATATCGGCATTTATTTTCTTTATTTTTTTTGCCGCATCTGTATATGCCTGGCTTCCTGAATTAACGTGCTTTTTAACCTGCTGCCAGTAGTATTTCTCTTGTTGTAGGCTTATCTTATTTCTTGCTTTCTGGTTTTCGATGTAAGATGTTGCGGCTTTTGATACTTCTGAATAATACGCTTTCGCATCTTTTTTAACGGTCTCCTTGCCCTTTTTCGTTGTTTTCGATACTCCAAAGGCACTATTGATTTTCTTATTCCACTCTTTGATATAAGCGTCGCTTGCTGTTGCATTTTTCATGGCTGACTTGTAAGATGCCGAATCATTTTTCACTGTCTTTGCTAATTGCTTCCAGAATTTCTTTTCTTCTGCAAGGCTAACCGAGTGGGTCCTTTTGTATGCCTCCATCCATGCAGCGGACTCCTTATACACATCGCCTGCCATCTTTTTCGATATAGACACGGCATATCCAGCTTTATTTTTGATTCCGATACCCATGCCCTCACTGATATATCCACCAAGCTTTTTAAAAATCCTGCTTGGGGATTGTATTTCCAGTTCATCAGTTGTACCATTTATGGCGGCTCTACAGAGATCTGTTATACTTGACACAACATTTTTCTTCCCGGCATCAATGCCGAGTGCCATACCTTTTGGTAGCATGATGCCGATTTCGTCCCTGAATAATTGTGACGGCGATTTTATTTTCCCTTTGTCTTTTGCTGCCTGCGCCGCATCCGTAACCATCCTGGCTGCCGCATTTATAACTTCGCTTCTTCCGGAATTAATGCCATCCCTGACGCCTGCCGATATATTGTAGCCCACTGACCTGAATTCGCCGTTATGACTGCCGGCTGCTGCAACTGCCGCTTGCGCTGCGCTGTTCACGGCTGACGATACCGTACCGCTGCCACTGCTAACGCCTTGCCCCTGCTGTTTCAACCACTCAAGCCCGGATGTCATGAATTGCCCTTTAAAACTGTCCGCTTTCGCCTTTGCTGCCTGCGCTGCCTTGCCGGCCGCACTTACAACGTTTCCTTTGCCGCTTTCCATTCCTGCTGATTGTTGTTGCAGCCATTCCAGGCCGGATGTTGCGAAGCCATCGTTTCCTTTTTCCAGCTCTGCGGCGATCAGCTCGTTTAGTGCCTGGATTGCCTGGATTGCCGAACTCCCACCCGCATCAATGCCGGCCTGCAACTCCGCCGGAATTTCAATGCCGAGTTCGTTCATTGTTGTCGACAATTCACCTGCCTTTGCGGATATGGCTTCATTGACCTGTGCCGCAGCATCCTCGGCCGTTGTCGTTCCGTTAGCGATGCCTTCCGCCAGCCCTGCCGGTATTTGCATGCCGCATTCTTTCGCTGCAAGCACCAGGTCCTCCGCACTGTCGCTGAACGCCGTCTGCACATCCGCCAGTTTTTTGGACGCTTCCGTCTTGAAATCCATCGCATCGGCATAGGCTTTCGCTATCTCTTCAAACTTGCCGTTTTCTTTTCCGAGTTCATTTACCAAGGCCTGCACGGCGTTCGCTCCCTGCGGACCCAGGTCAATCAGATAGTCAAGGAATTCCCGGGACATTCCGCTTCCGGCCTGACCGGCCAGGATCGTCATGTTGTCTTTCCAGTTTTCCAAGCCCCTTAACTGGGATTGCAGGTTTTCCAGCATTTTTTCTGCCGTGATTTCCTGCCCGCCGTTAAATTCATTGAAAGCGGATATGGCGCCGTCAATGCTTTGCTCGATAGAAGACCGCGCTTCTTCGTATTTCTCTTTTATTTTATCCGCAAGCTCTTCCGCCGCCTGCGCCGCTTCTTTTTGCGCCTCTGTCAATTCCTCTGTGACCATTGCGGATTCTTCCGTTGCATCCTTCGAGAGTCCCAGTTTCTCTGTCAGCGATTCCTGGACATTCCCCATCTCCTCGATCTGGGCATTGCAATCCGAAACAATTCTTTCCTGATCCCCTATGGTTTTATTGAGGGTTTCGGTTTCATCTCTCAACATCGTTGAGTCGCTTGCAAGTTTTTGGATATGGAAATCCGCATTAATCACTTCATCCGTTGTCAGTCCAAATTTCTTCGCTACGGCTTCGGCGGCAGTCCACATATTTTCGTAACCGGCTTTGGACATTTCCATATAAGCTTTTGATAGTTTTGCCGCTTTCTCTTCCGCTTCGTTTGCGGCATCCCTTAACTCCTGCTGCTTAATGAGTGTTTTTTCAAGCAAAACCCCCGCTTCCGCCTGCTGCTTGATGGTTTCAGTCAATTCCTCTTCCATTGCGGCCATCACTGCTTTTTGCTTCATGGACTCAATGCAGGCGTCCGTTGCTTCCTTCTCCCCGATCAGCGCACCGGTCTGTTCGTCTATCGCAAGGCTTAACTCCGGCATTGCTTCATTTAGTTGGTCAACCAGCGCTTTCATTTGCATTTTCTTTGCGGTTGAATCATCTTCGCTTTTCGCCAGATCGTACAATTTATTGGACATGATTTGCAGGGAGGCGTAATTTGACTCTACGCTGCCCTTATTTTCTTCAAATGCATTCCGGCTTTCCTTTATGCTGTTTTTCAGGCTGTTCGTCTCTTTCGCAAGCGCTCTCGAGGTTTCCGTCTGTTTTTCCATCTCGGTCTGCGCATGTGGCATTGTCTCCGCAAAAGCGACTACCGCCGCGGTCAATCCGACAATGGCAGTGGCAACTAAGACAGCCGGGTTGCCTGTGAGCGCGGCGTTAAATGCCTGTATGGCCGGCGTTATTGCTTTCACAATCGTAAATCCTGCAAAGGCGGTAACAAGCATCCCGAGCGCCGCGGTCAGCGCCGTGACCGCGCTTACCAGCCAGGGATTTTCTTTCACGAAATTAGTCGCCCACTCAAATGCATCCGCCCCTGCTTTTTTCATTTCAACCAACGCAGGAGATATTTGCTCCCCTATTGCGATTTTAAGGTTGTTTGCAGAATTTTGCATTTTTTGATCTGCAAACTCTGCCGTGTTGGTCATCTTTTTATAATTCTCTTCCGTTGCTCCGAGCGAATTCTGCATCTCAGAGAGAACGCCATTGAACTTGTCCGCGCCCGCATTGTACAACGCTAAAGCCCCTACGCCAGCCTGCGAACTGCTCCAAAGGTTGGCGAATGCGGTTGAATTCCCATCGCATTTATCACCGAGGATTTGCAGCACGTCCCCGAGCGACATGCCGCCCTCCATCAACTCCGTAAACGTCTGCCCGGTTTCCTCTTTCAGTGTCTTTGATGCTTTGCTGCCGTTTTTCGCAAGCTCGCCAAGCATTGCGCTGATATACGTGGTCGCTATCCTTGTTTTCACGCCATTTGCGGTAAGCACGGCGTATGAGGCAGATAAATTGTCCATGTTGACGCTGTAGGCGGCTGCCACCGGGATAACCTTGCCTATCGTTGCCGCTAACTCGCCAACGGAAGTTTTACCCAGATCCTGCGTCTTTACCAGTTTGTCTGATATGGATTCCGTGTGCTTTGCGCTTAATCCATAGGCATTCAACGCGGTTGTCAGAACGTCAATTGAAGTCGTGGTATCTGTGAACCCGCCGACAGCAAGCTTATTCGCTTTTTCCACCATGTTCACTGCGTTTTCGGTATCAACGCTTGCCGAAATCGCCTGGTATGCCGATTCCGTCAATTCTTCTGCCGCTTTCCCGGTATCCCCCGACAGTTCCAGTATTTCATTTTTCATTTTCTCAAGCGGCACTTTTGTTTCGTCCGCAATGGTTGAAAGCTTAGCGACGCTCGTCTGGAATTTATCTGACGCTTCAACACATTTTTCCAGGGATTCTGTAATTTCATCAACGCTCTTTTTCACTCCCGACGCAATCAAGGCTTCTGCCATTGCATTCACTGAATCTTTTGCAGTGTCACCCATCTTTGACGCGCTGTCGCCGGCCTTGTCGGTTTTTTTCCCAAACTCATCAATGCTTGTGGCGCAATGGTCGGCAGCCTTTTCCGCTTCTTTCATGTACGCCGCATTTTTATCAAGCTCCCTGCTCGCCTTGATCGTCTGCGCTTCTGCGGTATTTAATTTTGTTTCCCAGTCCATTATCCGGTTACCGGCCGTTTCGTAGCTCTTTTCGCCTTTTTGGATCGCTTGCGCAAGTTCATTGACTTCCTTTTCCTGTTTTGCCAACGCTTCCGAAGAGGTATCGGAGGATTTTTTCATTTCCTCCATTTTGGCTTTTGCGGCCTCATGTTTTTGCTTTAACTGGTCAAGGCCGGTTCCAACCTTGTCATACGATTCTTTTGCATTATCAAGGCCGACTTTTGTCGCTTCCACTTTTTGTTTTTGCGCTTCCAGCGTCTTGCTTAACGACTCATGTTTCGCCTTTAGAGCCTCCAAGGAATTAGCCTGGCCGGCAAACGTTTCTTTCAGTAGCCCGGTCTGCGACTTCAGATTCTTGATTTCCGAATTTATTGACGTGACCGCGCTCTTAAATTCCTGTTCCCCGTCCAACTTTATCCCGGCTTTAATGTCAAATTCTTCTGCCAATGTTGTCACCTGCCTTTAAAAATAAAAAGAGCACCCTGTGAGGATGCCAACGTTTACGCTACGGTAAATCATCTATTGTTGTTTCTTTCTTTTTTAATCCGTTAAGTTCCTGATACTCGTTATAGATCAGGAAGAACTTACGCAATGTCATGTCAAACACTTCCCGTTCCGCATAGTTCAATATCTTGCAGCCTATATAAAGAATGCGGGCAACATTTATTTTTGCTGCCCGCTCTGTGCGTTTGGGGTTTCGTCTTCGTCCGGTTCCGGAAGTGACGCGCCATAGGCGTTTAACATTGCAAGGGTCACCTCGTATGCGTTTTCTTTCGAAACAAGCCATCCGGCTTCTTTCTCGGTGTATCTTTTCAAACTGCATTCGCCGTCTTTGTGCTTCAGACGATCCGCTTCGTCATTAAGCAGTGCGGCAAGCACAAATTTCATTGTGCCCGGCATCTTCCGGTCATCCGTAAGTCTGTCCATTATTTCTTCCAGAGGCGCGTCAAAATGCTCCTGCACTTCATCAATCACATTGAGGTCAAACAGCAGACGCCGTTCAACCCCGTCAAGTATTAATGATTCCCCGACGGGTTTTAAATCGCTCATCCTGCACCTCCGGCTGTAATTCCGACTTTTTCATTCAGCCAAGCCTTGGCGGCATCTAATGCGTCAAAGCCGCGCACTTCCTTCCAGTCCCCGTTTCCCAGCGTGAATAAGTTTCCTTCCAGCGTGGTATGCGTAAATGTTACGTTTTCCTGCTTGGTCGCGTTTTCATCGTTTGGCTCCTTGAATTGAGCCTTATGGTAGAATTTGGCGGTGTATTTATTCCTGTTATCTGCCTTTGATTTCCCAACGGCACCGATTCCAAGGAATGGCGCCACATCATTCGCATTACATTTCACGCTGTCCTTTGTTTCATCATGCTCATGCCCCAGCATCCTTGCATAGTATTCGTTTACCATTTCGTTTAATTCTACCGAAACTGTGCCGCCGGTTACCGAGTTGTCCGTTTCCACGGCTCTATCGTCGCCATAATCCTTAACGTCGGACGTGGTAGGGCTTCCATTGAACGTTGAGGTGGGTCCCAGGTAAAAACCATTTGAATAAGTTCCGTCAGCTTCGTTTAAGTCTCCTAATACTACATACTCTAATCCTGTTTTTGCCATAATTTTTAATCCTCCATGATTTCCGTAATGCTGCACGAGATTATCACGTGCATGGTTTCGGTTTCTTTTTCATATAAAGTTTTCGTGTATTTGATTGTAAAATCTTTTGACAGGAGCAGTTCCTGCACTTCATTTTTTATTTTCCGATAGTCCGATGCAACAGGCATAAATATATGGACCTGCCAGTGAAAGAGTTTGCTTTGCGGCCTGTTATCCGCATAATTTACCCTTCTTTCATCTTCATCGTTTAGAACTATGTACTCTGGTTTCTTTCCTTTGTACTCGTTCCATTTCACCGGCAAGCCGGCGCCTTCGATTGTGTGCTGTAATAATGCGTCCGCGGTCAACCTCCCACCTCCCGTTTAAAAACTTCCATCATTTTTGCCCTGACCATTGGCGCGGCATTTAGTACCGCCGTGGTTAATATCGGGGTTGCCGGCCGACCTTTGACGCCGTATTCCAGCCACGCCATCTTTTCCATGTTCCTGACGCCTTTGGAATCTTTCCCGGTCGGGCGCGTGCAAATATAATAAGACCCGGTAGCGGACCTTGTAGCCCCTGTAGGTTTTATTGATTCCACCATTTCACCGGTGTCTTTATGCCCGGACGCCTGCTCTGTTACCTCTTCCTGTAAGATTTCAACGCTTTCTTCAAGCATTTTAGGAGCGATTTCGTCAAACCTTCCCATCCGGTCTAATCGGGCTATCAGTTCATCCAAACCGTGAATGTCAAACTGAGGCATCGGAAACCCTCCTTTGCCGGGTCAGTTTCAGCGAAACGTCGCTTGCCTTTGGCATCGTATCCATGATTTCCTGCGCCTGCTTTATTTCATAAACTTCAGCCCCGATCACGATAAAATATTCCGTCGTAAGCCAGGGTTGCAAAGGGATCCGTATCAGCTTGTCAAGCTGCACTTTCGCCGTCATGGCCTCGTAGAAGCGCGTCACGCCGATGGTTCTTTTTTGAAATCGCACTTTTGCCACCGCATCCCCCGCATTTCCATCATCGTCAGTGCAGTGTATGGTACAGATCCCATCGTTAAATGTCTGAAACATACCCTTGCCGTTCGGCGTAATCATGTGCATCCACCCCTATCCTAAGCATGATCAACTCAGATTTAAAATTCTCTTCGAATAGTTCAAAGACACCATTATTGACATACCTGCAATAATCAAACAGCAGCTGCCGGGCGGTGTTCTCCGCCCCATACTCCTGCTGCTCCCCCGCAATGTTATCCAGATACTTTTTACCTCTTTCAATGATCCCGGTGATTTTCTTGTCAGTTTCTTCATCGACATAGGTAATATCCAGATAATTTTTCACATCCTTCAGCAATTCATCCATAGGTCATACCTTACGCTTTTGCTTTCGTCACTACCGGGTTATCCTCTGTGTTCGTGATCTCAACCCTGAGAGATACCGGTTTCAATTCAGACAGGTCTAAGTAAATGAACGCATTGTTATCCTTCGGTTTTCCCATGCCATACATTTTGGTCAGGTATACACGGTTGTCTTCAAGGAACTGGTATTCATCGGAATACTCGATCTTTCCGGAAGAACCGGCGCCGATACCCATAAAGTATTTTTTAGCAAGCCCAAGTATTGCCTCCCCCTCTCCCAGTACCGCCGACTGAACCGGCTTTGTCGGATACGGAAAAATATTGTTTTTGTAGTTCCCGTCCGCACTCCTTACCGTAGATGCGGGTGTTACTTTCTGGATATAGTCCACCGGGTTCACTACCAGCATAACCTCAGGTACGGCACGATAGCCGCCAAGCGGCTTCTTTGCCAGGGGCGCCACCACTGCGCAATATTCTACGGGATCAAAGCTTGTTAAAGTGACTTTTGTTTTATCCTTGTAGACTCCGGCAGTAACGGCACCGTCCAGGTCTTTGCACATGCCAATCGGCTGGTTCTTTCCCGTCCCCTTCAGGATTCCTTTCTCAAGCCCGCCGGCTGACGCTTCTGACAGGATGATGCGCACGTAATTGTCCAGCCATACCGGGCCGAGCGCAAGCATATCTTTCGACACCGGGATAAATGCGCTTAACTTGGCAAGCGTCATGTCCATTGTGTCAATTTTTCCTGCCAGCTCCGTTGTAATGGCGGTTGTGAGCGCGTCCCACGTAGCAAGCTCAACGTTGTCTGCATTGACAATCATTTTGATTGCGCCCTGGCAGTTGATAAAATCAATTTCGCTTAATAATTGATGTGATTCCTGCATATCATCGATCACGGAATCAATAATAGTTTCCGGCATTGCCTTCTGGATGTCGATAAGCGCCTGTTTTGGGTTCGGCGATTTCATTGCGTCAATCCATAACTGGTAAAACTTTGTTTCTTCACCGGTCAGCTGTCGGATGCCTCTGGCTGCCAACACCGCGGAATCTTTCGTCTGCCTTAGTTCCCCGTATTCCTCCATGATGCGTTCTTGTACGCCATCCGCAAACTGTGTGAATGCCTCTGCCATTGCATCCTCATTGTTGTCCTTCAATGCCTGTGACAGCGACTGCATAAGCTGCATGTTCTCCTGTTTCAATAAATCTGCATTTTTCATTGTTTTATTCCACCTTTCTTATTTGTGAATGCATTAAAAAAAGCCCCCATCATTGTGAGTAGCTTTTCATTGCCTGGATTTTGTGGTTCCGGCTCCGAGGCCGGGTCCTGCTGCTTTGGTTTTGGAACGAATTGTTTCATTTCCTCCCGGAAAGACTGCTGGTTTGCCAGCTGCTGCCGCAATTGTTGAATTACGATGGCTGACTGCTGATTGATTTTGCTCTGGTCTGCCTGGTGCGTCCCGATTTCATCACAGAACCCGTATTCCAGGCACTGCTCCGGGGTAAGAAACGTTTCCTTATCCATCATGTCCGAAAGCTGTTCTTCGGTCAGGTTCTTTGCCCTTTCCATGTATATCTTGCGGTTGGACTCCATTAATACATCCAGGTCATCCGCGCATTTCCGCAAGTCTGCCGCATTGCCACAAACCTCCATCAGCATGTTATGAATCAGCATGGAGGTCCCTAACCCCATTATAATCTTATCACAAGCCAGACAGATCACGCTTGCAATGGAATACGCAAAACCGTCCACATAACAGACTTTATACGCCTTGTGCTGCTTTAAGAGGTTATAAATAGCAACGCCTTCTTTTACTGAACCTCCGTTAGAATTCACATGCAGTTCTATTGTTTCATCTTCCGGAATATTCATTAACTGGTCTCTGAAATAATTCGCACTCGTTTCAGAATCTTCGTAGCTCCATGTTTCCCAATTAAAGTTTCCGTAAGCCGTCACATTGTCATAGATATACAGCTTATGGACGTTTGAATCCGCAAGCTGCTCGAATCGGAACTTTGTCACATTACTCTTCACTATGTCTCACCTCCTTCCATACCGGATAAATCCATGTAATTTTTAGTGATAAAATGTTTCTTTGACTCTTCTGTATTTAATTCTGCATCTCCGAGTTTTTTTCGCAGCTCATCAATGCAGTACATACCGCTAGCTATTAACTTATCAATCTTTTCCGCGATATCAAAAATATCTATATGCATTACGGTTGTGGTGTCTATTTTGATGTAGTTCCCTTTTAAAACCTCTTTTTTGCCATACCGTTTCCGATTAGTCTCAGTCCCGATCATTCCACAGGTTGGGTCAATGCAGAAAGTCAGGAAGTTTTTAGTAATGTCTTTCACTTCTGATATATCGCCCTTTAACAAGGACGCCGACATGTTAAACGCTCGTGCTACCGTCTCCACGATTTCCCCTGTGATATCCGTAATGTCCTTCACTTCGGAAGTGGATTTTTTACTTTGTTCCGCTGATTGCTTGCTATAGGTAAACCCATCGAAAAGTGGCAGCACTGCGCTTCTGCTGTTGAAAAACCTTTTAAACCGGTTGTTCAACAAGTCCTCATACACTTCCTCGAAAGACTTCTCCCCGAACTTTTTCCCCTGTGCAACTGCATCAATATGCAGGGTTCCTTTTTCCCCTCCGGCTTTTTCGTATTTATCTATGGCGTCCGCCAGAATCTCATTATAACCGTTACACAGGTTTGTCAGGAGCCGCCTTATATTCTTATTGTTCAGCTGAAAGTATAATACTTCCGACATGTTAAATGTACGATTATAGGTAAATCCTTTACGGGTTACGCCGCTGAATATTGTTTCTTTCAATGCGAATTCTTCTTTGAAGAAACCTTCTGCAATGATAAGCTGCCCGTTGCTTTCCACGGCCAGGCATTCATTTTCATACAATAGCTTTGTAACCAGCTCCTGCTTGAATTGGCTTGCGTTCTGGTTCACATTCGGCTCGAAGTTCCATTTGTAGTATTCCTCCCCCTGAAACTCTTTCCCCTCCCGGAATGTCTTGAATTCACATTTTGATATGCAGTTCGCTATCAGGTTTATGGCAGCATGGATC